CATTTCAGCCGAAGGCACGCCGGGCCCACACGGCGCAAACGGGGCGGACGGCGTGAGCCCCACTGTTTCAGTCGTAAGCAACACAGGCACGGAGTACAGGCTCACCATCACCGACAAAAACGGATCTATCACCACCCCAAACCTGAAAGGGCAGAATGGCGCGGGCAGCGGCAGTGTTTCCGTAACGGTCGGTGAAACAACCACCGGCGCGCCTGGCTCAAACGCCACCGTCACCAATTCCGGCACAGCCTCCGCCCCGGTGCTGAACTTTACCATTCCGCGCGGCGACAAGGGGGAAACAGGCCCCAAGGGAGAGCCCGGCATACAGGGTCCAAAAGGCGATCCAGGCCCAGCAGGCGCCAACGGCAGGGACGGCACAGACGGGGTAAGCCCCACTGTGGCGGTTGCAAGCAATACGTCCACAGAATACAAACTTACCATCACCGATAAAAACGGCTCCATTACTACCCCTAATTTAAAAGGCCAAAACGGAAGCGGCGGGGGCTCCGGGAGTTCTTCCTCCTTTACTACACAGGACGTCCCGCTGGTGTGGACGTTAGATGCGGATTTAAAAATCATGTACGCATTACTGGACATAGATCGCGATACGTTTTCCCGTATCTTGGGGGGATATTCCCATGCGGTAGACGATGAGATCGCGTGCATTAAAGTTCCCGGCGCATTTTCACCCGGCGGGCAGTTTCCTCTTACCCTGTATTTAGGGCAACTATACGGATACTTTCCCGATAATAGCGGATATAGTGTGATAGCAGATTTGCGGAACGTGTATGCCGATGCGGGTGGCGGGGCAGCTGCCGAGGTAATTATAAGCTTGTATCAGGATCTTTTTCAAACGATGCGGCTATATATTTTGGAGGGGTGATGAGCAAAATGAACGCGGAAAGGATACAGGAAATTGTGAGCCTATATAAGCAGCTGCGCGCATATAACCAAGCGCTTGCAGAGCAACGGGAAACCGCGCTCCGTGCCGCTGCGCAAACCCTGCCGGATGATGTTGCAGCACAAGCTCCGTTGCTGTACCCCGCCTGGGATTGGCAGTCCTGCAAGCGGGATATGATCGTCAATTACAACGGCCAGCTGTACCGGGTGCTTAACACGCCCACCGATAACCGCCCGCCAGATGCGGAGGGGATGCTGGCCGTCTACCGCCCGATTGTACCGGCACACGCTGGGACAACGGCTGACCCCATCCCTTGGGTGTATGGGATGGATTGCAAGGCCGGGCTGTATTACAGCTATGCGGATCAACTGTGGCTATGCAAGTCGGATATGGCCCCCTGCACCTGGATACCGGGCACGGCTCCAACGATGTGGGAGCAGGTTTCCATTTAACGCACCGGCTACATCCCGCAATAATATCATAAAAAGGAGGTTCTTTTTTGAACTGGGAATTGATTTTAAAAATTTTGATTACGGCAGGCCTCGTCCTACTCGGCGGCCTCTCCCTCTATTGGAAGCAAAATACCAAGCTTCAGCAGCAGGCTGGACAGCTGATCGGCGAAGCGGAAAAGGCCTTTGCGGATACCACCAAGGCGGGAGGTCAAAAATTTGAATGGGTGGGGGATGCTCTCTGCCGCATCCTGCCTGCACCCATACGGATTTTCTTTCCGCGCAGTGTGATCTCCTCGATTGTACAAAATGCTTTTGACGCGATTGAAGCGTATGCAAAAACACAGCTTGACCGATTTCTCAGCGAAAAATCCGACGCCTGCGCGGAATGACCCAGAAGGTTGGGAGGCGGATGAATGGATTTATTAGAACTATTAAAAACCATAGGCGCTGCGGCGGGAAATATTGTAACCATCTCCGGCTGCCTCGCCTTATGCATCCGTCCGATTCGTGAAAAGCTGGCGCGCTTTATCCGGCGCGCCAGCCGGACGGATGCATCAGAAAAAAGGATTGCGGATATGATGGCTGGATGGTTGATAGCCTACGGTGCGGTTCTGCTCCTTTCTTTCGGGTGGAGTTGGTATGAAAT